AAAGGTTTGAATAAATGGTTTATCGAAAGGAACAACAACAAAATGTTGGTCAAGGAGGACGCCTCCAGTCGCAAGTTGAAAACACAACAAAAGATGATATCTATCATCAAGAAAAGCTCGTCTTCTCAAAAGGCTGCGGAATTCCAAACTGCGATTGTAAATGCAAAGAACCTCACTGAAAAGAAAAGAGTTTATTTTAGCGACTATGGATTTGCTAACTCTAGAGAAGTAATTCGAGGAGACACTGACAAACTCGAAAAAAATCCAATTAACTTTGATAAATTCTATCAGGAGAATCTCATCAAATGGTGGAAAAACAAAGCATCCAAAAGATATGAAAGTCTTAAATCAAATAACTCTCTAAGAAAAGAATTAGAGGTTTGGAATAAAGACATGCACATCGACATCATAAGGTAATTACTAATGATCAAAACAATCATAAAACAAATTCCAATATCAGATATTGGAAGAGACTTCACAACAGAAGAAAAAATTAGAGCAATGACCTATACAAAACCAGAGGTTGATGCAATGATTTCTAATGCTGTGAAAGAAGCAATCGATGAAGCAAGAAAAATTGATGAAGCATCGATGGCAAAACATAATCGTGATGCCACTGTCATCAGTATGATTCTTGGATTTACCACACTTGCATTGTTTGTCGATGGACTACTTCGTTTATTAGGTATCATTCCACCATTCATGGATGTTGATATTAATATCTTAGAAAGGATAGAGACTGATATTATAGATAAGATAAGACAAGTTCCAATACAAAGACTTTTTCTAAGATAATGAGTGATCTTCTAACTTTCATATATTTTTTAGGTTTTGTAGCTGTGGCGGGTGCCACATTTGCATACACATGGAAGTTGATGACCACCACTATCGAAGATTTTAATAAACCAATCAAAAGACAAAACATACATCCAGAAATGTCTGACGTTAAATCTGGCGAAGAGTTGTTAGTCTTCAAAAGTATTGACGATGATGACGATGATGAAGAGGATGTAATTATTATCCGAAAGTAAATTATGAAAGAAAAATCTTATGATGACTCCAACTGGAGAGAAGAATACAAGAGTTACACAAGTAACAAACGTTATATTGAATTATTAGAGAATGGGCCAAAGAGTCTATCACAATCATGGTTACTTGGTGCTCTATACAATGAGTGGAAACAAATCAAAGGATATAATAAATTAGATCCAAAAGAAAATGAAGGTCAGTTGCAATCTTCATTAGAAGAGTTTTTTCAAAGTCAGAAAGATCAGGGTATTTAATCATGGACGAATTGCCAAATGATCTTTGGGAGGATATGGCAACACTTAATTCTTTGTATGAAGAGTTATGTTGGGATCACTATGAGGTTCTGGAATTTATTCCAGATTTTGAAAATGATCGAATTATTATTAAACGTAAAAATAAAAACACTTAGTAATGGAATTAAAAAATTGGTTGAACTCGATTAACACCAATAAAAATAATTTAATTGATGAAGATCCAGATGTAGAGAAGAGTTACCCATCTTACATTATTAATCGATGTTTATCTGGACAAATAGACTCTGTGATGTTTGCAAATGAAATGAATAAACATCCTAATCTTGCAAAGAAGTTACAGTATGATTTTTTTCTAAATAGCCTCAGGAAAAGGAAAAGATTTTCTCCTTGGCTTCGCAAGGATCAAATCGAAAACCTTGAACTTGTTAAACATTACTATGGTTATAGTAATGAAAAAGCAAAACAAGTTTTAAACATTTTGACTAGAGAACAACTCTCGTTTATACGAGATCGACTTGAGACTGGAGGAAGAAAATGAATTCGATTGTCGAACCTCAAATCACTTGGTCGCCAGATCAAATGATTGAGATTACATTAAATGAACCTGATGATTTTTTGAAAGTAAGAGAAACACTCACTCGCATTGGTGTTGCTTCAAGAAAAGAAAAAAAGTTATATCAGTCTTGTCATATTCTTCATAAACAAGGCAGATACTACATTGTTCATTTCAAAGAACTATTTGCATTAGACGGTAAGAGAGCTAATATTACAGTCAATGATGTACAAAGAAGAAATCGTATTATCCAGTTGCTTTTAGACTGGGGATTGGTGAGTGTTGTCTCAACCGATAAAGTTAATGATATCGCTCCACTGAATCAGATTAAAGTTATATCTTATAAAGAAAAGAATGACTGGAATCTAGAAACCAAGTATAATATTGGTAAGAGAAAAAAACCAGAGGAGGATTAAATGATTATTAAAACTGACAAATCAGATGACTTCACTAATCAAGGTAAAAAATTAATTAGTGAGTATGAAGGTGCAAATCTAAAAGAGGAAGAGGAAGTTAAACCACAACTATTGAATGAAAAAAAGGAATTATTGAATGACTGATAATCTACATAAAAAGACCTTGCTTCATCTCTTGAAAGACAGAGCATACAAGCACGGTCAATTTACTTTATCATCTGGTAAAGAAACTGAACATTATATCAATTGCAAACCTGTAACCCTATCGTGCGAGGGCAATGCATTGTTATCTCACTTAATGATCAAAGAGGTAGAAAATGATGCGATAGCAGTTGGTGGTCTTACATTAGGTGCAGATCCTCTGGTATGTGGTGTTGCACAGAGAGCATATTACTCAGGTCATCGACACCTTGATGCTCTTATCGTGAGAAGGAATCCAAAGGGTCATGGCACAAAGGAAGTCATAGAGGGTAACAAACCACCTAAAGACTCTATTGTCACCGTTCTAGAGGATGTAACCACCACTGGCAGTAGTGCAATCAAGGCTGTTAATGTATTGCGTGATGCAGGGTATGTTGTGAATCGTGTTGTTGCAATTGTTGATAGAATGGAAAATCATAAGGTGTGGGAGAACAATGAACTTGAATTTATATCTTTGTTCAAATTGGAAGATATTATTAAATCTTAATGAAGAATTGCAACTGTTTAAAAAAAATGTTTAAATAATTATGTGTTCATATGAGGATAAATCATGCACAATCTCATCTCATCTAATAACCTCAGATCATGGTTACATACTGAAGCCAACGAGCTATCAACTATAGACCCAATAGAGGATTATTACGAGTGCGTATCAGAGTGTGACATGAATGATAAAACCTGTATAACACATTGCCGCGTCCTACTAGAGTAGGAGGAAAACCGAAATATGATTAGGGGGTGATCATCACCCTCTTTTTTTTATCTTCTGTTATAATTAGTAGTGTCGCCTTCGGGGACAAAAAACACAACTCGCTTATTAAAGGAGAACTATGATGAGTATTCAAAGATACCGTGCTGCCGATCTTGAGAACTTAATGGATCGCATCACAAAAAATAGCATCGGACTAGATGACTATTTCAACAGATTTTTTAATGAGACTGTAACAAACTATCCGCCTTACAATCTCATACAAGTGAATAATTCTGAATCTCGTTTAGAGATTGCACTTGCTGGATTTAAAAAGGAGGAAGTCAATGTCTTTACAGAATATGGAAAACTTTTTGTCGAAGGAAAGAAAAAGGATAAGGAGACAGAATCCGAGTATTTCCATCAAGGATTGGCTCAACGATCTTTCAAACGAGCCTGGACACTCTCAGATGATTTTGAAGTCAGAGATGTCTCATTGGAAGATGGACTTCTTACCGTTAAGTTGGGTAAAGTAGTTCCAGAACATCATGCTCGTAAAGATTATCTATAAATAAATTTTTATAGTTACAAGACCACTTGACTTTTGTTGAGTGGTCTTTTATAATGGAAACAAAGTAAGTATTAAATGTCTATTAAATTAGTAATGCTCAAATCAGGTGAGGATCTCGTCGCTGATGTAAAAGAGATTAAATCTAATGAAGAAGTAATTGGATATTATTTTGATGATCCTTTGATTGTTAAAATATTTGAATCTGAGGAACCCATTGTTTTAAATGAGGGAGATTCAATGAAACAATATTCGTCAAAAATTGATGTTACTTTTTATCCTTGGATTCCTCTAGCAAAAGATGTTAGAATACCTTGTTCAGCTGATTGGGTAGTCACTATCGTTGAACCGATTGATAAATTAAAAAAACAGTATCAGGAGCAATTAAATGGAAAAGGAGAAAGTGATCAAAGTCCTACTGTTATCTAATCAGGAAATAGTGGTTTCTCAAGTTGAAGAAGTCGCTGCTGAATTTGGAGATCCAAATTGTAAATTAATAAAACCTTACAAAATTGTGGAAGGTGCTTTACACAAGTGGATGGAGGACTATACTGAACAAAATGAGATAATGATTAGTTCTGATAAGATTATAACTCTTGTCACTCCTAGCCCCATGATCTTTGAACAGTATTCTAAAGTGACTTCGTGAAATTTTATACCAACATACAACTCATCGGAAATCAATTCTTGATTCGTGGATATGAGAATGGAAAACACATCACACATCGAGAGGAATGGAAACCAACTTTATTTGTGCCTTCCAAAAGAAAAACAAAATACAAAACTTTAGAAGGTGAGTTTGTTGAACCAATTCAACCTGGCTTTGTAAGAGATTGTCGTGAGTTTTATAAGAAGTATGACGAGGTTGAAAACTTCAAGATATACGGAAATGATCGATATGTTTATCAATATATCTCAGAAAAGTATCCAGAGGATCATATACAATTTGATATCAAAAAGATTCGTCTTGTGACGATTGACATTGAGGTTGCTGCAGAAGGTGGCTTCCCTGATGTTGAGAATGTTGCGGAAGAAATGTTGTTGATTAGTTTGCAAGATTATGCTACAAAAAAAGTTATCACATTTGGATCAAGACCATTTGTAAATAAAGATCCAAATGTAACATACGTTCTTTGTGAGAATGAAACTATTCTATTAACATCATTCTTGTCATACTGGAGAAAGAATCTACCAGAGGTAATCACTGGTTGGAACTCACAGATGTATGACATACCTTATCTTGCTGGTCGTATCAATCGTATTCTTGGTGAGAAATCAATGAAGGATCTTTCGCCTTGGGGTCTTGTATCTCAGGACGAAGTTTATATTAGTGGTCGTAAAAACATCACCTATGATATTGGTGGTGTGACTCAACTTGATTATCTGGATTTATATAAAAGATTTACATATACAAACCAAGAATCATATCGATTAGATTACATTGCTAACTATGAACTTGGTGAGAAGAAACTAGATCATAATGAGTATGATACTTTTCGTGAGTTTTATACAAAAGATTGGGACAAGTTTGTTCGATATAATATTCGTGACGTTCAGTTGGTTGATAAACTTGAAGACAAGTTGAAACTGATTGAACTTGCAGTTACAATGGCATTTGATGCCAAAGTGAATTTTATTGACATTCACTATCAAGTAAGAATGTGGGATACTATCATTTACAACTATCTCAAGAAACAAAACATAGTTATTCCACCAAAGAAAAGAACATCAAAATCACAAAAATACGCAGGAGCTTATGTCAAAGAACCAAAGCCAGGAAAGTATGATTGGGTGGTTTCGTTTGATCTTAATAGTCTCTATCCTCACCTTATTATGCAATATAATATTTCCCCTGAGACGCTCAAAGATGAACGACATCCAACAGCTTCGGTTGATCGAATCCTTAAAGAAGAGATAGATTTTCAACTTCATAAGGATAGTGCTGTGTGTGCGAATGGTGCAATGTATCGCACCGATATTCGTGGTTTCTTACCAGAGATTATGGAAAAGATATACACAGAGAGAACAATCTATAAGAAAAAAATGCTTGCTGCAAAACAAAAGTATGAGGATACCAAGAATCCTAAACTTGTAAAAGACATCGCAACATTTAATAATATTCAGATGGCTCGTAAGATTCAACTGAACTCTGCTTATGGTGCGATTGGTAACGAATACTTCCGTTATTACAAATTAGAAAATGCAGAAGCAATTACTTTATCTGGTCAAGTTTCAATTCGTTGGATTGAAGATCGGATGAACAATTATTTAAATAAAATACTTAAAACAAAGGATGAAGATTATGTTATTGCTGTCGATACTGATTCTATCTATTTGCATTTGGGCCCTCTGGTTGAGGTTATATACAAAGAACGAAAGAAGAATGTTGAAAGTATTGTCTCGTTCCTTAATAAGATCTGTGAGATGGAATTTGAAAGGTATATTTCGAGTTCTTACGAAACGTTGGCCTCGTACGTCAATGCCTATGAACAAAAAATGTTTATGAAACGTGAGAACATTGCTGATCGTGGAATCTGGACTGCAAAGAAAAGATATATTTTAAATGTTTGGGATAGTGAAGGTGTTCGTTATGCAGAACCTAAACTTAAGATGATGGGTATTGAAGCAGTAAAATCTTCAACGCCTGCACCTTGTCGTCAGATGATCAAAGATGTTCTTAAACTTATCATGACGAAGACTGAAGATGATGTAATTGATTTTATCGATAATTGTAGAACTAAGTTTAGAACACTTCCACCAGAGGAAATATCATTTCCAAGAACTGTAAGTAACGTAAAGAAATATAAAAGTGTCAATGCAATCTATGAAAAGGGAACACCAATTCATGCTCGTGGTGCTCTTCTTTTCAATCACTATGTTAAAAAGAATAAACTTACACAGAAATATTCTTTGATTAACAACGGTGAAAAAATTAAATTTTGTTATCTTAAGAGACCAAATCCAATACAGGAGAATGTAATATCATTCATTCAACAGTTTCCAGAGGAACTTAA